ATTTTATTGTCAAATATAATAAATATCCTACAAACAAAAGTAAAAAAAAAAATTAACTTAATGAAGGAACATAAGTTTTTACCAAAGGTTCTCTTTTTTCTTGCTTTTGTACTGGCTCCATTAAACAAACCAATAACATTAAAAATGATACAGTTTGGTCAAAATCAGTTCTGTTATTTGGATCAAACTTTTTTGCATCTTCTAATAAATTTTCAAAATCTATAGAATCAATATGATGCTCAAAGTACATAATACCCGTATCCGCCTGTTTTGTAAGGCTAAAAGGAGTTGTAGGGAACCCCTTGTACCTTTCAGCGTTTTCCCTTTTAGATGGATCAATTGAAATCATAGGATAAGAGCCAAGATACCCAACACGACCTCGTTCTCTAAAATAAGATAAATAATCATCACTGTTATGCTCGTACCAAGCCTTATAGCCATAATACTCAGCAGCCAACATAACCTGCTCATGTAGCATTTCTTTTATTTGCGGACGTCCATATAAGTGCCCAATAGCCTTTCCCGTGTTTTTTGGATCCATCATATCATACCTTCTGCCAATCCAAGCAGATGCTTTTGAACCAAATTTACCACCCTGACTATTGCTATATCCATCAATTGCTATAGCCCCGTCATGATGTCTACCCGGCTTTTTTAGCTTTAAATCATATTGATATTTATTTTCTTCTCCTTTTGGCGGAAATTGTGTTATTTTCCAGTGAAAATCCTCCTCTCTGTCAGTTGCATCTCTCCATCTAACACTTTGATCAATATCTCTATAGAAAACAACCTTTCTTTTCAATACCGGGTTTTCTTTTAAATAGACCTCTCTTGCACCTATGTTCATTACGTTAAAGATACAACCATCAGCATCTGTACTAAAAGCCTCATCAATAGTTAATGGCTCCTTTCTAATACGAGCAGATAACGCTCTTGGGTTATTTTTAACCGTTTCTCTATCTGCCTCAATCTGTAATAAAGTTTTTTCTTCGTCCGGATAACCAAAATCATCAAAGTTTCTTGTTCTTTTGGCAGACATGAAAAATCTATACAAACCGCTTGATGTAGCCCCATTTTCCTGTCTTTTCTCTTGATTGCTTTCTTCCCAAAGTAACTTAAAAGCTTCCTGAACACCATCCTTTTCAGATGTAAGCTTTTCTACGGTTGTAGTATAAAGTGCTTTACCAATTATCTTGCCTTCATCATCTAACAAGCAATAACGAACAACCTCATGTCTATCATATACGTTTACTTCAGTTGTTTTACCGCACTCGTCCGCCACATATCTATGTAATTTTTGTCCATCATAAGCTACCGTATCAGCAGACTGGTGGTCAATGACAGAACCAAGCTCGTCTTTATCTACGTTTTCTTCCGCCTTCTTGCCCCTCACGTTAGTTTTTTGGAACCTCATTTCAGATTTTGGATTAACCCCCAAAGACATATCATATTCAGGTCTAAAAAACTTAGGAAGCCTCCTAAATGGATTCACAACCGTCTTAGCAAAGAACTTCTTAGCATCCGAACCGGTTTTAGATTGAATACCACCATTTGTCATTTTGGTTCTAGTAGTATATTCTGTAACAAATAAACCAGCAACAAAAGATTTACCAAAACGTCTTTTCGTAACCTCAAGCATACCCATACAAAGCGGATCCTGTATGCAATAGTCCATAAAATAGAACTTCTCTAGGTCTGGCATCCTGAATTTAGGATAACCAATATCTATACTCCACCATTGTAAATACAAATAGTGCATGCCAGTCAAATAGGTCGGCTTCCCATTATTCATATACCAAAAACCATTCAATCTCCTATCCCATTCTTGCTTCTTAAACTCCTCTAGTTTTTCATTATAAAACTCTGGAGCATCATCTTTTTTCTTTTTATCATACTCATCCCACTCTTTCATAGTATCTGCATACCAAGATGGTAGAGGTATTCTTTTCCAATATTGCTCTGATTGAACATCCGACCTTTTATAAACACCTCTAAACTCAACCTGTTTAGTCAATATATTGAATACATATCCTTCAGGCGGAAGATTACAGTCTAACCCCTGAATGTGAATCGTGGAACCTTTTTCTATTTTTTCGTACATATTATGAGCGTTTGCCTGCTAATTCACCAATTTCATCAGCAACACTTTCTGGTGAAAAAGGTCTTTTATTTATTACAATTGCCTCTTTTTTACTTTCCTTTCCTTCTTGATTAATACCAGCTGATATTTCTAATGCTCTGATTGATTCTGTAATAGTACCAGCTTCAGACCAAAGTTTTTGCAGCCTTTCAAACGATTTGTCTTTCGGATCAATTAGTTCAATATCTAATAGGTTAATCCTATTAAGCAATTCAGCCATTTCATTAGCCTTTCTTTGCAAACTATAATACAATTTAATTGCACCATCCTGCTCATAATAAGCCAGTTTCCCACTTAAATAAGCATTTGATTTTTCCAGTTCCTTTATTTTTTGTTCTAATTCTGCTGACATAATTAATTTAATTTTCTAGCATCAGATACTGCAATACCAACATATAAATCACCCTTTTTTACTAAATCAGTAGAAATATGATCTATAGCTATTATTTCTTCTCTACTATTTTCTTCTTTTTCCCAATGCCTTAATCTTATTATACTTTCCTCTTGACCATCAGCACCTTGAAAAATAATTTGATAATCCGCAGATTTCACAGTATCACAAACTTTTCCGGCCAAATGACCGCTTGTAACATATATCTTATTCTTTATTACACTATGCTCAATACCCTGAATTAACCCCTTATACGGCTGAAATACTCTTAATCCAGTGATAAAATTGTTTAATGTTTTCCACTCATTAGTTCCACATTCCTTCCACAAGAAACATTCCTCTTGAGGTATTGAAAATATCCTAACCTCAGAGGAAGCTTCAAGGGTGGGGGGCCTATAATTAAATATACGGTATGTGTCATGCGTAGCATTATGGTGTATTAAAATATCCGAACCTTCCGGTATACCAGCTCCGTCTATTACAGTGGCATTAACAGGTTTGACATATCTCATATTAAAGTTGTCATACTGTCTTTCAAGTCTTATTTTAGTACCATCAGAGAAGGTATGGGTATTTTTGCTCTCTAAATCTATCTGAACAATTACCCTGTTTTTAGGTGCTTTTAATTTCATTAGTTTAATTAATTTAATTCAAAGTTAATCATTTCATATATTTAACAAAATTTATTATATTTGTATTGCCCAAATAAAAATATTTAACAAAAAAAAAATTAAAAAAAATGGCAAATCAAGTATCCGTTTATGTTTATCGTCAAAACCAAAATGATTTATTCAATCAAAATGGTACCCCGGCAACAGCTGGTGTGTTATTCTCTTTCCCAACAAACGCTATTCAAGTTACAGCAAGCGCTGTTGTAGCAAATGGCGTTCAAATGAACTCTGTAATTGATTTCTATCCTAATGGATTAAATCAACCATCTACAAAGTTTTATTCAAATGCTACAGTAGCTGGATTAGTTGCTGCAATTAACGGAAGTGGTATTCAAACTACTACTACCACTACTACCACTACTACTACAGCAGCTCCAACAACCACAACTACAACAGCAGCTTAATCAAAAATTTTAAAACAAATAAAAACATTATAAAATGGCACAAATAGTATCAGTAACCGCATATCGCAGAAATCAATATGATCTAGTAAACCCTAACGGAACTCCAGCAACTTCTGGTATCGTTTACGGATTCCCTGCTCAAAGCTTTTTAGCTTACCCAGTACCAGTAGCAACAACTGCTAATGGCGTATCAATGAACTCAATTGTTGAAGTTCTTCCTACAGGATTAAACCAAAGATCAGTTTTGTATTATACTACTGCTACAGTAGCTCAACTTAATGCAGCTGCAAATGCTTAATCTGTAAAAAGTAAATAAATTGGCCCCTATTTTTTAGGGGCTTTTTTATTTGCTTTATGTACTGATTTCAAATTTTTATAAATTCTTTCAGCATCTTCCAATGTTTTACCAGATCCAACAGCAAGAGCTACAGATAATCTTCTTAATTTTTTTGCGGCTTTATTATTCATAATTATAGTTTTATCTACCTTGGCCTCTGTATTTTTTTGGTCTTGGAGAGTGTTTATTATAAGATTTTTTAGCACTTCCGGTTTTTCTTTTACCAAAAGTTAGTTTTGCAGAACTAGCTGTTGCTTTTGCCATCTTTTTATTTTTTGTTTTTGAAATAATCTAAATCAATATATCCTCCTCCCATAAGATTTGGGTGGACGAGAATGTCATTGTCGTAAAAGTTCCTGACCATACCATTGTGGTATAATACAACTTTCCAAACAGTGTTGAGTTCGCTTCCGTAATCAATCCATGCGATTGCCTTTCCTTTTCCAAGTGGGGTTTCAACATCTATTATATTTTTAAGTTCATGAATATACATAATTAAAATGGCATGTCGTCTGTCTGCTCAATCAAATCAACATTATTTTGCTTTTCTTCATTATTAGAATTTTGACTTGATAACAATTGAATACTTGATACTCTCATACTTAATTGAGGTAAAATATTACCAGTATTTTTATCAGTATATGTTTTTACTTCTGGCTTACCTTCTACATAAACTGATGTTCCTTTTTTTAAATAGTTAGCAATATTTAATTTATCAGTCCAATATGCACATGATACCCATATTGTTTTATTTACTTCTCCACCTTGATTGTTTTTATACTTCTCTGTATGAGCAACAGAAAAATTCACAACCTTTTTACCATTAACATCATTTACAATAGAGTCTTGCCCCAATCTACCAATTAACTGAATCTTTAACATTTGTTTTTGTTTTATAATTAAAAAATATTTTCATCATTTTCGCTATCATAAGGAATCCATTCATTGCTTATTACTTGCTGAGTGGGTTTATTACCGGCATTAAAGTTAATGTTATTTTCATTCAAAACCTTCTGTAATACATCTGAACCTTCAAATAAAAATCTTCTAGTCTTGAAAAACATTTCAAATACAATAAAGCCCTTTTTACCAACAACTTTTTGCCTCCTTATCTTTTTACTGTAAAATTCGCATGTTGGGTTCTGTGGATCTGTTTGAGCATAAGGCCTATGATACACAAGAATATTATCCATTTTATTATTCCACATAGCCCCGTCTGTTAAGTCAAACACATCTGGGCAAGGATAATTACCATCTCCTCCTTTTTGCATCTTAACCGGATGAGCCACAATCCAAAAATAAATATTATTGATTTGTGCAAATCTAGCAAATACAGATAAAACCCACTCTAAATACTTATCACTTCTCTGAAACTTATTATATTCATTAGCCATTTGGTTAAATGGATCAATATCTACTCCGTCAACATTTTCCTTAACTATAAGCTCTAAAAAAACCTCCATAACATATTGTGGAGTAGGAGAAACATCTTTTGGGTAAACATAAAACATGTGCTTACAAACTAAATCATAAACATATTCATAAGTTTGTCTTGAGGGCCTATTAGGATTATTAGGACTACAATCGCAACCTAAAATTATTTCAACAAAATCATGATAATATTCTTCTGGAGGATTATCCTCTGGAGCAAATGAAGCAAATTTTTCTCCATATAAAATTATCCTCATTGCTTGATACCATTTTTTAAAAGACGACTTACCATAGTTTCCAATACCTGTCAATACTGTAATTTCACCTCTTTTTGGCTTAAATTTATCGTCTAATTCTGGCACACCAATACCATCTACTTTTGCATACCCTTGATCATAAATACTTAAAGCCTGCTCCTTTACATCAATACCATAAATTACATCCTTCAATTTCAATCCATCGTCAAATACCGCTTTTTCTACTTCAATTTCATTTCTAGTAATTTTATCAACCAACATCTCTTTATCAAATGAAGCTGTACTGAATCTTGAAGCATTTGCCTTATAGGCTGACCTAATAGCCCTATCTGCTTCACTTTTTGTAAACTCAGAATTTGAAACAAATTCATTATTTATCATAGCATTTGCGGTCATTTCATGTATACCAAAACGACAACAAGCAGATGCAAGCTTGAATATAAAATTATTTCTTTCCCCGGTTACAAAAGCTTCATTTTTATTAGACAACCATGTAAGAATGTTCTTAAAAATCTTTTGATCATCATCCGTTCTTTCGTAGGTTATTATCTTTTCGGTCTTTTTTGTTTTATTAAAAACCTCAGCTTCCTCGTTTATGTAAATTTCAGGATCGTAACTTTCATAACAAACGCGACTGGGGTTTATACCACTTTTGTCGATTTCAGGAAAAACATCCTGCAAAGCTTGAAAATGCTCCCTATGTTTTGATCCATCAGCAACCTTTACTAAGGCTTTTAACCCATTACCCGAAGGACTCACCCAACATGCAAAAACGTATTTATTTGAAATAATCTCAGTTTGCTTATCCCTTAACTCGTAAACATTATCAAAATCAAGCACAATAAAACCACTATGCTCAATAATTTGATCATCTTTTCTATCTGCACCAAACTTTCCACTAAAACAAATACAAGGAAGGTTCTTTTTTAGTTCCCCTGCTTTTTCTTTATCTAATGTGTTTCTAATTTCATCAACAAGGGCCTTAGATTTACCCTCTTTAATCCTTTTTAAAGCGTATTCAATTGAAATATAATTAGGCTCTTTTGCCCAAATGTTTTTAAAGGCTGTTATCATTATTAATTTATTAGTGGTTTAAAGGCTTTTCTAGCCGCTTCAACTTGGCTTTGATAATTATTACTACTTTGCTTAGAACTTGGCTTAATTGCGCTTAAAAACGGTATTGTATTGCGAATTTTACTCTTCCAGTTCTTTATTTGTTTATTATGACCATCTTTCCATTTATTTTGAACCCAAGAGTCGTACTTAGATTTTAAGGAATATTCATAATCCGAATAAATCAAGCCATTATCTTGCATATCCTGTTTGCAAAAACTTAAAAACTCTTCTATCGGCGGTATAATAGTTTCCTTTCCTTTTATTTCCTTTCCTTTCCTTTCCTTTTTAGCATTGCTGTCGGATTGCGGTTGCAATGCGTTCGCATTTTCCCATCTATAACTAGCTGATTTTCTTGCTTTTTCGCTTTTATCGTTTCTTTGATCTAGCCTTTCTTGAACAGAATTACTTCCAAAATATTCACCATCAAAAACAAATAAATCAAAATCATTTACTACGCTCGCTACTAAATCTCTATCCGTTCTTAAGTCGTATGCAATGCCTTCGTAATCCGTTTGCAATGCGTTCGCATTATTATATAAATCTTCTACTATTGACCAAAAAACACCATACCCTTGCATGCCATGTTTTCTAATCAGTCTTTTTATCTTCTCATCATTACGAGCATTATAGTCGTGTGAGAAGTAGAATGTGTCTTTTGGCATTTCTTAATCTTAATCGTTTATTAAATCGGTTTTCAAGGCTTCATTTATGCGCGTAATCTCACTATCTGTAAATAGTAATTTACCCTGCATTTTTCGCGATAATTCCGATTCTGGTATCTTGGCATTTAATGAAAGCCAACGCTGAGTGCGACCGTCCATAGCTTCTTTAATCTTTTCGTGAAGCTTCATTGTTTTAATTTCTTCCATAAAATTTATTGTTGAGTAGCAAAAATAGTATTAATTATTAAATTCCCAAATATTTTTAATTTTTTTTAAAAATAATTTTGTGTATTGATTAATTTAATTAAATTTGCAAATGAATAATAAGGAGCTGATATATGATTTGGCAAAAAGATTAGATTTGATAATTGAAGTAAAAAAAGACGGTAAATATATTGGAAAGTATAAGTATTTCAACAATAAACTACATAAATTAAAAGAAAATGAAAAAGAAGCAAGAAACGAAAACAAAGATGTTCGAGATTGAGGACTTAAAAGGAGAGTTATTAGTAACTTATACTGAAACGACAATATTTTATCCAGAAAGAGAAGAAGAGTTTCATGGCACACATACTTTTTCTGAGGATGAAACTAGTATACACATAGATAGTGTTGAACTTGTTATTGGTAGTGAAGGTATTGATATTACAAGAAGATTAAGTTTAGATCAGCAATTTGATATTATAGATGCCCTGTCATAATTATGAGAAGTACAATTATAACAAAGAAAAAAGTATGTGTTTCATGTGGTAGACTGGATTACCATTTTTCAAAAAAAATGTGTAAACAATGTGCTACTATTGAATCTACGCAAAGAAGAATTGATAAATATGAAGATGAAGAAGAGTTAGAAAGTATTAAGTATTTGACAGATGATTTAGATGCTGTATTTAGCCAATATATAAGATGCAAGCACGCTGATGTAAGTGGATATGTTTCATGTTATACTTCTGGTAAAAAGATGAAATGGCAAGAAGCTCAGTGCGGACATTTTATCAGTAGAAAAAATTTTGGAACAAGATGGCTAGAAGATAATTGTCGTCCACAAAGCGAACATGATAATTGTTTTTTATCTGGAAATTTAGAAGTATTTTCTAAAAACTTAGAAACAGAAAAGCCCGGTATAGTTGAGTTTTTACAAGATCAAGCTAGGCAGGTTTCAAAACCAACAAGAGATGAGTTAAAATGTTTAGTTGTTGAATATAGACATAAACTAGAATTGGTAAAGAAAAAATTTAAAAACCAGTAGAAATTTGTATTTTTACAATGTTCTGTGTGTTTTTTTAGGTTAATTTTAGTTTAGTAGATACCTCCTATTTCCATAGGGGGTATTTTTTTTTAAAAATTTAATTAAATTTATTTTTTTAATTAAATTAATTAATATAATTTTGCCCTATAATCAATAAAACATAAAAATATGGCAAGAAGCATTAGTCCAACATCTGTAGCAAGCAAGGTGGGTGACCTAAAACTAGAAGAAAGTTTACTATTAGAAAACCCTTACACTTCTGTAATGGTTATGGTTTCGCAATTAAAGAAAAAGGAAGAGCATAAACAAAAGCTTTTCAAAATTAAATACGCTAATAATATTACTACTGTAACTAGAATTAAATAATAACTATATGCACATAGAAAAAGTTAACTATCAAAAAACATTTAATTTAGGTAATTACACGTCTGAAAAAATTGGAGTAGAGGTTTGTTTGCATAATGGAGAGTCTGCCGATAAAGCGCTTGATATTGCAAAAGGTCTTGTTGAAGAGTATCATAAAAAGAATTTAGATAGGCACTCTATTGTTATTGATGCAGAAATTGAGCCAATACTTATAGAACCAAGACAAAATCCAAAATCTTTAACAGAAAGAACGAAAGAGTTTATTGAGATGTGTAAAACAAAAGAAGAATTAAAGGCTTGGGAGTTAATGAGTAAAAATAATACAGAATTACTAGAATGTTATAATAATAAATTAAAAAGTTTTAACAATGCAACTAACAAATGATGAAAAAGCTATATTAAATTTAATTTCAAGTGCTAATTACAGAATTACACAAGAAGAAATTGCAAAATCAGAAAAATGGCTTGGAAGCCATCCTGAATATGAAGTAGAAAAAAGAGAATCTAGCCTAAGAAAAATTAGACAGGTAATAAGAGATTTAAGAATAAAGAAAGGGTACATGATTCTTTCTGATGCCAAAGGATATTGGTTAATGAAAGACCGAAAAGAAGCAATTGAATATTGTGAAAGAATTGAAAGGGTTGCAAAATCTCAAGCAAAAGCATGGTTTGAAACATATAATGCAATGAGAAAAAACTTCGGATTAAATTCACAATATTTTGAACAACAAGGCAAACTATTCTAACATGATAAACTTTAACAACACACTAATTAGATCCAGCTCGGTTGGATATTTGATGACAGAACCACAATCTAAAGCAGATAAAGAAGCTGGGTTGCTTTCTAAAACAGCTCAAAAACATTTGATTGAAGTCTATATTGCCGAGAAATATGGTAGAGTAAAAGACATTCAAACAAAACAAATGAAAAAAGGCGTTGAAGCGGAAGATGATTCAATACAATTATTAAATAAATACTGGAATGTAAATTACTCAAAAAACCAAGAGCGATTTAAGAATGATTTTATTTCAGGGCATCCAGATATTATTACCGATAATAAAGTTGTAGATATTAAATCTAGCTATGATTTATGGACTTTTTTAGGCAATATACCAGATAAGCTTGATAATCTTTATTACTGGCAGCTGCAATCGTATATGTGGCTTACTGGAGCATCGCATGGACATATTGCATATTGCCTTGTAAACACTCCTTTTGGTATTATTGAGCAAGAGAAAAGATATTTGCTTAATAAAATGGATGTTGTTTCAGAAGAAAGCCCAGAATATGTAAAAGAGTCAATGAAGCTTGAATTTAATATGACATTTGATGATATTGATATTTCAGAAAGAATATTAATATTTAATGTTGATAGAAACGAAGATGATATATTAAGAATTCAGCACAAGGTAGAAAAAGCAAGGGAATTTTTATCAGAACTAGAAAAGACTCATATAAACTTTAATAAATGAAAGGAGCAAATATCATAAGCGCTATTCAGCACTTGAGGATGGCTGAAGAGTATTATGAAGATTTTAGAAGGCAGTATCCCGGATCAAAAGGATCTGCATTATTTAAAACTTACATTGATAAAATAAAGTGGATTTATAGAGATTTTTTAACCAATCCAAACGTAGATGATGATATTCGATCCGGTTTAAAAAAGGAGTTAGAAAGTGATGTATTTGCTATACCAGCAATAACAGAGAAAATTTCACTACTAATGCCAGAGCAAAGAGAAATGATAGAATCAACTATAGATGCAATGCTGGATGGAGAAGAAGTAAAAATAATAGATATTAACGAAACAAAACAATAACCTAAAAACAAAAAAAATGAAAAAACTAATCACAACCGCACTAATCATTATTTTATTAGTAAACACAGGAATGTCACAAATATTTGATGGCATATCTTTAAAAGAAAACACCCAAAATTTAATAGAAAAACTAGAAAGCAAGGGTTTTAATTTTGATTATGGCATGGGTAATACAATAAGATTATCTGGAGAATATGATAGTAAGGAAACCAGAATTTATGTAGTGAATACAGTTAAGTCTAACAAGCCAGTTGTTCTTAGCGCTTACATTGGGGATTCTAAAACTTGGGGAGAATTGTTAAATGAATACAAAAAATATGTAAAAGTATTTTCAGACAAATACGGGAACCCAGATTATTATTATGCATCATTTAAGCCTCCTTATAATAATAATTATAAAGGGAGGGAAATGGAAGCTGTTAGAAAAGATAAATCAGATTTTATGTCAGAATGGACTAGAGATGGGATAAATTATT